CTCAATTTTTGATATTGCTTGCCACAGTTTGGATTGCCCCGCAGGGTAATCCTTACTGCAATTTGTTTATAGGGTCTTCGATTCTTCTTGTGACTGCTGGCAGAGGATTGGGGTTTATATGAACGATGAAGAAGACAGCGGCGGTGATTTCTTTTTTGACCTACTAAAGACAATCATTGCACTACTGCTTTTTATGATTTTTGTTACCGTGATTGGTAGCATTGTTTGGGGGCTAACATGAAAGATGCAGAGGACGAAGCGTTTGAGGACATTGACCGTAGGCAAAGATGGTGGGGCAGTGGCTTCCAAGCCAAGCGTGCAGCGGCTGCGAACAAGTTGCAGGATGGCAAATGCAAGCTGTGCGTTGACGGATGTGCGGCCTGTGATGCTAGGGCACAGCCAGCGCAGGAGCCTGTGGCGTTGGTAATTGATGGTGTGCTTGTGAAATCTGCTTTGCCTGAAAAGTACACAGGACATCTCTACACCACCCCACCACAGCCAGAGCAGAAGCCTGTGGCGTGGGCCATCTATGACAAGCGCGGAGGAAGCAAATCACTTCACTGGCCTGAAAATCATTCGCCTGATGGGGATGCAACTAAGTTTGATGCAGTACCCCTCTACACTGCCCCACCACAGCCAGCGCAGGAGCCGCCATCAGAATGGGCGGGCATCAAAGCCGTACTGGATGAGTACGGCTTGCAAGCGATTGATTTTGTGGCTGACTTCAAAGCAGCCTTGGCACAGCCAGCGCAGGAAAGCTGGAGAGAATTTGCATCAGACTATGAGCGCGGTTTTATTGACGGGATGCAAAAACAAGCCCAGTCTAGTGTGGACAAGGCGGTCAATCAAATGGCACAGCGCAAATGGGTAGGGCTGACCGATGAGGGAATAGCGGGGCTATGGACATCGCGCGTATCGTGGACAAACAATAACTTTGCCCGCGCCATTGAGCAAGCCTTGAAGGAGAAGAACACATGAGAAAGCCACTTAAGCACATGGCTATTAGGGCGCTATTGCGCAAGCACCCAGATGGTCTATGCGTAAAAGACATTTGTAATCTTGCAGACATTGCAGATCGTGTTGCACGTCCGGCGTTGCGTAAAATGGCCGATGCCTATGTCGATCGTTGGCTTCCAGGGGAGTTCCAAAAGCCGCCAGAGGCTGTCTGGTGTGTGGTTGAGGTGCCGGAAGATTGCCCACCACCATACATGAAAGAGAAAGCATGAATCCATTAGACCAATGGGAAACGGCATTTATCGATTGGGTCGTGCTACTTGAGCGCGCCAATGCTATGGAGTTGTTGAAAGACCCCAAAGCAATTTGGGATGAAGCATGGCGTCAAGCCATCATGGTGGCGCAGGAGGCACAGAATGTCAAGCATTAAAAAGACTACCAAGGCGCAAGAACAGGTGACGTCTGCACCACAAAAGCCTGTGGCCCTTTCACTGGCAGATTTGAAGGCTAACAAGTTGCTTGAAGGTGAAGACGCGCCTTTGACAGCCCAGATCTATGGCACTGCACCACCGCCTGTAGCTTCAGCGGACCCATTGCCTATAGCCAATAGGGAATTCCAAGGCCTTGAGGACCCTCTACAACGGTTCATCAGCCAATACGAGCCTGGAGAGCTGGTTTTGCGAAAGAATTTTAGGCGTGATCTCCTTAGAATCCTTGAGGACTGGAGGCTGAAAGACATAAAAGAGTAAAAAATTTGCAACTTTTTTTGCAAAGACGTGAAAAAGTTGCAAAAGCAGCTGTATAATTCAACTGTAGGCAACTACAAACTGGTTCTCTAACTTACTTGTTTACTGTTTATTGAAAGGCATTTATCATGGCACACATGCTCGCAACTACTCTCACTGGCAAAGCTGCAATGGCTTACGTGGGTGACACCCCTTGGCACGGTCTGGGTCAAAAGCTGACCGACAACGCACCCCTTGAAACCTGGGCCGAAGAATCCGGCCTTGACTTCCACTTGGCTACCGCCGATGTGCAGTTCACCCCACCCGCATCGGTGTGGAACGGCTACAAGCCTACCGCCATGGCGTATGACGGCAAAAAAGTCATGTACCGCACCGACAGCAACATGCCTTTAGGCCTGGTGTCTAGCCAATACAAAATTGTGCAGCCTATTGAGGTGCTGGAATTCTTCCGCGACATGATTGGCAACATTGCGCATCTGGAAACAGCTGGTGTCTTGCGCAACGGCGCTCACTACTGGGCCTTGGCTCGCATGGATGGTGAGTTTGCTTTGGCAGGTGACAAGGTCAATCAGTACTTGCTGCTGGCTTCTTCGGCTGATGGCTCATTGGCAACTCAGGCTCGCCTCACTTCTGTCCGCGTTGTGTGCAACAACACATTGCAACTGGCCTCTGCGCGTGGCAAGGCAGAAGTTAGCGTCCGTCACAACTCGGTGTTTAACGCATCTGCTGTAAGGTCAGAGCTCGGCAACATCAACGACGCATTCAAGGCCTTTGAGCATACAGCCAAGTTCTTGGCCGGTGTCAAAGTGTCCAGCATGCAAGCCCAGGCTGTATTCACCAAGCTCCTTGGCGGTGATGACAAGAAACCTAGCCGCGCAGCACAACGTGCATTGGCCTTGTTTGATGGTGCTGGCATCGGTGCAGATCTTGAGTCTTCCAAAGGTACCGCATGGGGCGCCCTCAATGCTGTGACTCAGCTGATGGATTGGGAAACAGCCCGCACAGGCGATGCTCGGCTGGCCAATGCATGGTTCGGCGGTGGCGTTAACATCAAGAATCAAGCTGTCGACGCACTGTTGGCCTTGGCATAAGTTTTTGGGGGCTGCGGCTTAGGGCTAGACCGAAAGGATACTACGCCGTAGGTGGGGAGAGAAGAAGCCCTAGACCACCTGCACAGTCCCCACCCTTCTTGTTGTATAATTGCAGTACTGATTGTTGAAAGGTATGTATGAATGTCTTCTATCTCCACCATCTGCCTACTATTGCAGGCAGCATGCATTGCGACAAGCATGTTGGCAAAATGCTTATCGAATCTTGCCAGCTTCTGGCCACGGCGCACCACCACTTTGGCAATGGCGATGCCGTTACCTATAGGCCTACTCATAAAAACCATCCGAGTGCAATCTGGGTGCGTCAAAGCAGGCTCCATTATGACTGGGTTGTCGAGCTCGGCCTAACTCTTGGCCGCCAGTTCAAACTACGCTACCTCAAGCTGCACAAGTCACATCAGGTGCTGGTTGACCAGCTTATGCAAGCACCACCTGCCATGTATGACCTCCCATTGCTATGGCAACCACCACCCTTAGCAATGCCTGACGAATACAAGTCCGACGACCACGTCGAATCCTACCGCAAGTACTACGCCAGCAAGCTACAAACCATGCCTATGGTGTACTTCAAAGGCAACAAACCCCCACCCATGTGGTTGTCCGATCTCTGGGCCAATCGCACTTTCCAAGAGGCCGCGTAATGCGACACTACACTATGTATAACAAAGTCAAAGAATTCCGCATCAAGATGGGCTTACCCATTGGTGACCACCCCCACATTTTGCCTGCTGAGCAAACCAGCTACTTTGCTAGGTTCATCATGGAGGAACTTTCAGAGCATTTGAAAGCTTGTGAGGAAGGCTCCTTGGTTGACGCCGCCGATGCACTTGCTGACCTCATCTACGTCACCATGGGGATGGCTCATGCGATGGGGCTGCCCCTTGATGAAATCTTCAATGTGGTGCATGATTGCAATATGTCCAAAGTGCCTGCCAATGACTATCAACGGTCTATTCGTGGCAACCAGTATGACGTGGTTAAGCCTGCAGGCTGGTACCCACCTGAGCCCGGCATCATCAACATTCTCAACGCACACAAGAAAGCAGCATCATGAAAATCAGTGAACTCATCGACAGTTTTGTAGAAGTCAAATCCGTTAAGGAAGATCTTGCTGAGCAGATCAAGCAGTGCAATGAAAAGCTGGCAGCTATTGAGGCTGACATCATGGAGCAAATGTCCAATGCAGGCATCTCACAGGCCGCCTCTGACAAAGCTTCATGCAACATGAAAAAGGTCACGCACCCAGCCATCACTGATTGGGATGCTTTTTACAAATACGTGGCGCAAACCGGTGAGTTTGAGTTGCTCCACAAACGATTGTCTTTGGCAGCTATCCGCGAACGTTGGGAAGCTGGCAAAGAAATACCGGGAACTGTTGCGACCAGTTCTTGGGAAGTCACCGTGCGTCGCAAAAACTCGTAACTTGTTTCTATTTACAAAGGATCCGTATCATGGCTAAACCTCCTGCAGTCACCCCTGAAAACCAATTGGCTCTTTTTGAAGACCAGCTTGCCGCAATGGCACTGGAAAACGTTAAGGCTGAGCAATCAACCCTTGGCACCGCGTTCCTCTCCACCAAGTCCGGTGTGCTTACCTATCGCGGCAATCCCGTGGCCAACAACAAACTGCAGTGCGTCATCATTGCCGGCCCTATTGAGCGCTTGTACTATGACTCGCGGTACGATGCAACCAAGGCCACACCGCCTAAGTGCTTTGCAATTGCCATCAGTGCTACAGGCATGGGGCCTGTTGCCAGCGTTGAAGCCCCTGAGCATGAGACATGTGAAGGTTGCCCTCGAAACG